AGGGCTAGGGGTTTTGGGCCAGTTTCAAGTGCAGTACTCAGCGGGCCTAGATCCATCAACCCCAGTTAGATACGAGATTTATATCCAGGCCGGTACTGCGACTGGGCTTTTTAACCTGATCAATGTCGCGCTTGTGACCCAATCGTTGACCACTGACCTCTTCGCACTCGCTGACGGGTCACTTCTCGTTCCAGCCACAACTTACTTTGTTGGGGTTCGGGCAGTCGATGCGGTGGGGAATAGAGATTCAAACCTAGTCTCTCTCTCATTGGTTAGCCCTGGAATTACAGGCGCAAATATCGCGACGATCTCTGGCATGTTTGCGGTTGATGATACGAATGATTTTATCGGGTCTTTTTGGGTCGCTGACTCGCTGGGCACAATCACTAACCCACTTAGGCTTGGGACCGCTTCTTTCATTGTCTACGACAACAATGGAAACGCCGTACCAGGGTTTACGCAGAGTGGGATTATTCCAGATATCAACGGGTTCTTTGAAATCACACCGATTCCGTCAGTTTTAGATTTCGAACACAACTTCTACGCAGCAAAAGTGACGATTGCGGTGGATGGGGTGCCGATCACCTACACGCTTCCCGTCACTCAGCAACCCGTGTTGCCGCAGTATGAGACGAGGGCTGTCTTCTCGATTAGCCCAATCAACCAACTCCAAGGGACATTCTGGGTCATTAATAATACGGGCCAAGTAACTGATGATCTCGGGACTGCCTCTTTTACAATTCGAGATGTCAACGGGGCATCGATTGGAATCGCTCAATCCGGGCTTGTCGCAGATGTAAACGGGTTCTACAAAATGGCTCCGGTTAGTGCTTCAGTGTTAACGTCTCTCACCCATTACACCGTTCAAATAGAAATCAATGCGCACGGCAGCCCACGGACTGGTTGTGTAGGCTTGAGCATAGCGGAGTAGTAAAATGGCACTGAGACGCGCTCAAATGCTAACTTCGACAAATTACTGGCAGGAGGTAAACCTTGCCTTTAATTTGCCGTTAGCTGTAGCGCCTCAGACTGTTATTTGCACAAGGCTTTCAAGCGAGGTAAAGCCGATAGCCGTGCAATTGGCCGCGCAATACTCGCAGACTGGGAATCAAATCAACCTGATTGCCTATCTTGAACGTATCCCAGGGCGACCGATTGTTGCGGCAAGTGTGCAATTCACTGTCACTGAAATTCTAGGGGATGGGACATGGAACCCATCAACAACCCAAACCGTGGCGGGAACCCAAGACTTAAGCCGCCGATGGATTGCGCAAATCCCGGCCGATGATGTGATTCAAAATGTTTGCATGGGGAAAAGCACCCTCAAGGTTTTTGCGGTCATCCAAAGGGCCGGCAACACCTACAAAAAAGAAATCTATGTCAATCACCTAGGCATTGGGGAAGCGGCGGCGTGGCTACGCAATCGCTTGAACTATGTCGAAACAACAAAAAGGGATGAAACCTCATGAGTATCGGCGCACAAGGAATGGGACTAGTTCCAGAAATGTTTCAATGCGTTTCCCCTGGGGTTTCGCAGGTGCTAACGGTCGGCGCGGCAAGTGTGCAATCTGCACTCCCACAACCCGGGGTTTCAATCGTGCGCCTATTCTCCACCACGGACGCTTGGATTTCGTTTGGAGCAAACCCCACCGCCGTGGCCGAGGGTGCTTCAAGTTTGTTTCTTCCGGGTGGGATTGTTGAATACTTCCAAATTTCCTCAAACGAAAAACTGGCAGTGATTCGCAACGCTGCATCCGGCAAACTTTACATCACGGAAGGGGCCAACCAATGAGTGGGGTTGGACTAGGCGCAGGGTCGTGGACGACGGGCGCAACCACGGGATATTTGGGTGCATCACTTGTGGGGTTCCTTGATGCCTCGCAAGTCACCCTTTCCATTGACGACGCATCCCGCACGGTTACCGTCACGCCGACCGGTGCATTTTTCACGGTTTACGTTGAGGGCAAAAAGTTTGACCTAACAACCGCCCAGTCAATTCAATGGCCGGACGATAACGGGTTGCATTATTTTTATTTCAACACCGATGGAGTCCTTTCCACAATCACGCCATTCACCATTGATTTGATTTCAAAGTTTGCGTTTTGCGCAATCCTCTATTGGGACAAGCCAACCCAAACGCACGTCTATTGGGGCAATGAACGTCATGGGATTTATATGGGCACCTCAACCCATGCTTATTTGCATCAAACCCGTGGGGCGCAATGGGAACGTGAATTGGGCCTTGTAAATTTCAACGTGGATGGAACGGGCAACCTTGCCATTGACGGCCAATTTACGGCGGAAGGTGGTGTGATTTGGGATGAGGATATTAAGCACACTATCCCAGCCCAAGCGCAAATCCCCATCCTTTACAAGTCGGGAAGCACTTGGAAGAAAAAAACAGCCGACGCATTCCCTATCATTCATTCAGGAACCGCCGGATACACGGGCACACGCTTGCCCTATAACCTGAACACCGCCGGCGTTTGGTCATTGGCCGAAGTGGATTTAAACAAGTTTGTTTTGGTTCACATATTCGCAACGAATGACATCGACAACCCCGTTGTGGGAGTGCAAGGCACCAATGAATACATTTCAAAATCAGCCGCAAGGACCGGGGCAAACGTAGAATTGGAAACTCTTTCCGATTTACCTTTTGCAGAATTCGCCCCGCTTGGGTCCGTGATTTTTGAAACTCGAAATTCATACACCAACGCAATCAAGGGCCGCGTTGTTTCAACCGACACCGGTTCAAACTATGTTGACAAGCGCGGCGAATACTTCCGGCCGGATACAAAATAAGGGGTGACACAGCGGGGCCATTCATCCCAAAATGTGAAACATGGGAATTGAACGGCCACGCCATCGAATCAAGTTTGATGAATCTAGTTTCACTCTGAAGACATTGGACCAAGTGCAACGGGAGCACGTTATCCTTGCACTATCCATCACCCGCGGGAATCAACGCCAAGCGGCGGACCTCATCAAGTGCTCGGTTGGGTTCGTGAATAAGATTGTGCAGCAATGCGAACGGCTGGGGATTCGAGTTCCACGCAGGGCAAGCGGGCAATCCAAAACCCATCCATCCCACATCATCGCAAATGATTTCCCGTCCACCTGCCTCGGGGCCTCAAGTGCATTGAATTCCCCAACCCAATCCAAAAACCTGAACGCACTCCGGTCCCGGGCGAACGAAATGCTCGACAATGCTTTTTTTGAACCCGACGCATTCGCACCAACCTTTCACCCGGAAGGTGAAGCATGACCGAGGAAGCGAAAAAGCCCAGGAAGGAATACAAGCGCGGGGAAACCATAGACTGGGAACTATTCGAGAAACTTGTGTGGGTTCCAGTCTTGGCCGTGCACCACTTGGCCGACATGCTCAAGGTCTCCAAATCCACTTTGGAACGGCACGTCAAAGCAAAGTACGGAATGCCAATTGATTCACTCCGCGAACAAAAGGCCGGTCCGATGCGTCAAACGCTTTTCTCGGCTATGTGGAACGCGGCCACCGTGCAAGGCAACATTTCGGCCATGATTTGGATGAGTAAAAACGTGCTGGGCTGGTCCGACAAGGTGGAGCAAAAACAAGAGGTGAAAGCCGAGGTGACCGAAATGGTTTACACGGCGGAATGGGGCGGCACCACCGAAACCCCAAGCCCTCAAAAAGCCGAGGGCGGGGAGTGACTGCTAAGCTACTCTTGGGCGATTGCCTCGAAATCCTGAAAACACTCCCTGACAATTCGGTTGATTCACTCGTGACCGATCCACCCGCCGGCATTTCATTCATGGGCAAGGATTGGGATTCCGCAAAGGGTGGGCGCAAGGAATGGATTGCGTGGATGGCGGACGTGATGCGCGAATGCTTGCGGGTCATGAAACCCGGTGCGCATGGATTGGTTTGGGCAATTCCTCGGACAAGTCACTGGACCGCTACCGCCCTTGAGGATGCGGGGTTTGAAGTGCGGGACGTTATAACGCATTTATTCGGGCAGGGGTTCCCAAAGTCACTCGACATTTCCAAGGCCATTGATAAAGCGGCTGGGGCTGAGCGTGAAAAATACTTAGACCCAAAATGGTCCGATCGATACCCGAATGGACCGGGCGGCGGTGGGTCACCGATGCTAAGTCAAGCACGCCCCGATATTCTTAAAAACCCTCTTATGACGAGTGACCCAGTTACCGACGCCGCGAAACAATGGGCAGGCTGGGGAACGGCACTCAAACCCGCATCCGAGCATTGGATTCTCGTGCGCAAGCCATGCGAGGAAAAGACCGTTGCCGCTAACGTGCTGGAATGGGGCGTGGGCGGGATCAATGTGGACGGGTGCAGGATTGGCCTAAATCCTGCTGAGGACGTTCAAAAGTTAAACGCTCGCAGCGGAGGAAAGCGCGGTTTTTCTTCCGAGTACGTAAATGGCGTGAATGATGGAAAGTTGCCTTCCGGTTGTGATTTATCGAAAGGCCGATTTCCAGCTAATCTAGTGCTTTCCCACTCACCATATTGCACCGATGATCAGTGCGACATTGAATGCGCGATTGAGCGGTTGAATGGGCAGAGTGGGACATTAAAAACCGGCGGTGACAAGCGCGCCGGGACAAAAGGCCAAGCGTTTCGTTTTGAAGGAGGCAATCCAAGTACGCAGGCGCAGTATATCGGCGATTCAGGCGGCGCTTCCCGCTTTTTCTATTGCGCAAAGATAAGCCCAAGCGAGCGCGGTGAGGACAACAAGCATCCGACTGTTAAAGCCCAGAAACTCATGCGCTACTTTTGCCGCCTTGTTACCCCGCCCGGGGGTATTGTGCTGGACCCGTTCATGGGTTCGGGTTCAACCGGCCTTGCCGCAAAGGGCGAGGGGTTCCAATTTATCGGCATTGAAAAGGACCCGGGATATTTTGAAATCAGCACACGGCGGATTGATGGGTGACAAAAAGACAATCCGCGCACGGCTGAAACTATACAAGCCGCATGCAAAACAATTGGAGTTTCACAATTCCAATGCGCGGTTCAAGGTTGCAGCACTCGGCCGGCAAGCGGGCAAATCCACCATGGCCTTGAACGAACTATGCCGGCGGGCATGGGAGAAACCGAACACCACATATTGGTTTGTCTCACCCACATTCAATCAATCCACCGTTCAATACCGCCGATTGGTCGGCATGCTTTACGCTTGCCCCGAGGTGTTTCAGAAAAAGAATCAAACGGAACTTCGGGTCAAACTCATCAACAATTCCCAAATCCGTTTCGTTTCCGGTGAGTCACTGCACAACCTGCGGGGGGAAACCCTGCATGGTGCCGTGATTGATGAGGTGCGGGATCAAGACCCAGAATTGTGGCCCCAGGTGATTCGGCCCATGCTTGCAACCACGGGCGGGTGGGCGTCGTTCGTGTCCACGCCACGCGGGTTTGATATGTTCTATGACCTATTTGAGCGGTCAAAAACGGATTCCAATTGGGCAGGGTTTCAAGCCCCGTCCGCATGCAACCCGCTATTCACCGAGGCCGAAATGGAAGAGGCACGGAAGGAACTATCCGAACCCGTGTTTGCGCAGGAAATCCTTGCCCAATTTCGGGACCTATACAACGGAGCGGCATACATCAATTTTAGTGATGCCAACATGAAATCCCAATCCCCGTTCACAACCACCGGGGCATTGTATTCACCGCACTTGCCTATCCTCTTGGGCGTGGACTTCAACCTTGACCCGATGGCTTGGATTCTCGGCCAAACCAATTCCG